AAAAAGTTTCATTTTGACATTTTGAAACCTTTTTTGAAACAAAAAAAGTTTCATTTTGAAACCGTTTTAAATGCCTAAATTGTGGGCTTTAGATAACTTGAAACAAAAAAGTGAAACCTTTTTTTAGAAAATGAAACCTTTTTTGGTTTCAAAAAGGTTTCACTATTTCCACAGTTTCTACACAATTATTTTAACCAATGCAAGGGTGTAAAATGAGTTAAATATTAAATCTCACAGTCGAATATTCGGCTGTGAAAAATATCTAAAATATCTAAAAAAAACAGTGATAATTTTTATATTGGAATTTGATTAAATTGGAGAGATTTTTTAACATCTTGATTAAGATGAGGTACAATTAATATGTCAATGGCGTCAATGAAAGTATCGATAATATCATCGTATCTATGAGTATCATTTGTGTTAAACTCATCAAATTCTATCTTTATATCTTGTTTCCAACTTTCCCAAGAAGGGATATAGACATAACCTTGATATATAAGAGAACTTACATTACTAACCCTTGATACTTTATCTTTATGTCTTTTAATAGGTAAAACAGGATAACCGTGCTTGGCTCTAATTACTTGAATTAAACTTGTACCACTTGCTTTATCCTCTATGTATGCTTGGCTTAACCTTGGAATTTTCCAAAGTTTAGGCATAACTTCTTGCCAGTTAATGAACATTAAATTGAAAATTTCTTCAAGTCTGTGAAATTCTACCTTATTTCTAAACATATATAACAAATATATCTTATTATCGCTTGTATGTGCAAAAACACTAATTACGGTATAATCACTCCAATCATTAATGGTATTTGCTGTATCAGCCGTCATAATAACCCTTGTTACTTTAGGTGCAACTTCTTTTATAAACTGTTTTTTATCATACTCATTTAGCCAACTTGAACGCAATAATCTAAATTCTCTATCTCCGTATTTAATAGGTTCTTGCTGAAGTTGAGAGAAAAAATAGTAAGGATTTATTAGCTTTTCTTGCTCTAAGACTTTTAAACTATATTTCTCTTCCCATAATGCACCCTCTTTAATACCTTGCAAGGGTATTCTATATTTATCAGGGGTGAGGATTATGTGTTTCTTTTCTACCCATGCAGGAATTATCAATTTATGCCAATCATTATATCTTTCTAAAATGTGATTAGTAAAATCTTCTTTATGTAACCTTTGCATAATAACAATAATTGGAATTTCTTCTTTAGCTAATCTACTTTTAAAGGTTGTTTCAAATCTGTTATTTATAAAAGTTCTCTTAGTTTCGCTTAAAGCGTCGTCAGGTTTTAAAGGGTCATCAATTATCATAGCTCCACTAAAACCATTCAACGCTATGTTACCAGCTCTAAAACCAGTAATACCACTACCACTGCTTACAGCCCTAAACATTCCACCTACATTAGTACGCCATAAGCCCTTACTTGTTGTATCCTCTTTAAGATTTATACCAAAGAGTTTTTTATAATTCTCACTTGTAATAAGGTCTCTAATAGTAGAACTGTTTAAATATGCCAGTGTTCTATCATAGCTTATATGAAGAAATTTAGACTTAGGTTGAATAGCAAACCCTAAAGCAACAGTTGCAATTACTCCCCTTGCTGTTTTTCCCATTCCAACAGGGATATTTATAACTAATCTTGTTATTTCACCTCTTAAAACTTTATCGATTGTATTGCTAAAAACCTCATCAAATTGAGTTGGTTTATATGTTCCCTCTAATTCATGGAACATAAATTTACAAAAATTCAAATGAGAACTTATCAAATGTTCTCTAATTTGATTTAAATCCAAACCTTTACTTTGCAACTCTTCTAAATATAAATTACCTTGCAAGGTATTATCTATATCTACACTACTAATTATTTTATTTAAGTTGAATAGTGTAATAGTTCTATATTCAACCTCTTTAACATGCTCAACGCTCTCTTTTATTAGATTATTATAGACCCTTAAACCTCTATTAGCTAAAGCAATATTCTTTTTAGAGATTTTATCTCTATTTTTAATATCATTTTTAGATAAAAAATCATCAATCATTAAAATAGTTTTACTTACTATATATAAAGTATTAATATCTTCGCACTCTTTTAATTGTTGTAATAATTCATCTTGTAACTTTTTAATATTAATCATTTTTCATCTCTTTAATTTTTTTAGTTAAATGTTTAATTATTCTATCAACAAGTTTTATATTATCCTTATTAACTTCAATATCTATAATATTTAAAAATAGTAATTCTAAATTAAAATCTTTTTTATATTTCTCCAATTCACACTTGGGTAAATTATAAAGTTCTTGCAAGGGGTTGGAATATTTAAGAAGATTAAGGCTTGTAATGTCTTTTCTAATAACAGCCTTATTGATAAATCTCTTATCTCTTTTGCTAATAGTAGAAATAGCATTAACAATAGGTTCATTATCATTAAAATATTCAAATAAATCATAATAAATATCAATAAGTTGTGAGATTGTTAATTTTTCATGTTTTATCAATATAACACCTTTAAAAGAGATTAAAAAAGTGTTATATTATATCTAATTTTTGAAGATTTTAAAGATTGTTTAAAGGTTTAATATATAAATTATGGTTATGGTCAACAATTTTTATATTAAAAGAAGGAATATTTAAAAACTTTAAAATACCATACTCATTTAATTGTGTTGGTAAAAAATCAAATACCTCTAGATTTTGGTTTAAACAATCTACCATAGATAATTTTTCTTTTTCTAACTGCTCACATAAAGTATCAATAATTTTATCATCTACTATATACTCTAACATATTGACAATTGCCTTTGCTAAATTAAGATTATTATATCTCTTATACTCTACAATCTTTAACTTTTTTCTATTTGTGTTAATATCAACAATTTCAACTTTTGGTAAACTCATTTTTTTTTTTTCAATCCTTTCAATTTTAAGATAAGAAAGTATAACATAAGTAATCTTAAAGTTTGTTTATGTTATACTTGTCTTATGAATAAAAATTGAAAGGAGTATTAATGAAAATTGAAAAAAGTTTTCAATTTGCAACAGGAATTAATAGGGTTTCAAACACCCCTTTGTTTAGAATAAATGGTATTTTTGAAATATATAATGATTTTCAACACAATGTAAATGATGATTTAAAATTATCAATTAAGAGATTATGTAATATTAAAGAAGATATTAAAATTAAAGGAAATATAAGAGATTTAATTTTAGGAAATATTTCTTATATTAAAATTAATAATATTAAAATCGTAAGTTCATTAATTATTTCTGAAGAAGAAATAATAAAATTAATTGAAAAAGGAAACGATAGTTTGATTAGAAAATTTATATCAGATTTATTTACTCAAATTTGCTCAAATATAGGAGAATGTAAATGAGTTTATTTATAAAAATGAAACTTAGAAAAGAGTTCAAAAAATCAGGTTTAAGTCCTCTTAAATTTGCAATAGAAAAAAGTTCTATATTGCAAGTTAAACCAAGTGTGATTTTAAAGGAGATAAAGAAATGATAATCTTTGAAGATGATAAGAAAAAGATTGAGATTTTAAAATATGATGAGGTTAATTTTATAAAACCACCTTTTACTTGTAAGGTAGAATATACAGCTAAAGAGATTAATCATAAAGAGATTTATAACATCTCTTTTGATTTTAAATATGTTTGGGATTGGATTTTTAACAACTTGCAAGGTTTACCAACTTCTAGAATAGAATCTAAACTTAAAGAAAGATTTTTTAAATATGAGGGTTTAGAACATATAAGAAAAGAAATTGATAAGGAATGGAGACTTTTATAATATCTCCATTCTTTTAAAGTTCCTCTACGATAGTATTACTATCTAAATTATCAATTTTTAATATCATAATTTCTTCATTAACATCACTAATTGTTCTACAAATATTATTCCAAGCAGTATCTGCCAAATTATTACCGTCTTTTTGTAATGCTAGATTAATAGCACCGTCTCTCCCTCTAGTTGCTACAACTAAAACACTATTATCATTTGTACTATCTTTGACTCTAAAAGCTAGATAATCATTATTATCCTCTAACACACCTACTTTTAGAGACTCTTCACAATCATCACTATTATAATAAGCTACATAAGGAACACCTTTTTTTGTAATTCCACTTTTAAAAGTATATGTCATCTTGTTTACTCCTTTATTTAATATTTCTTTAAGTTTCTACAAGCAAAATAAGAGGATTTTTAAACCTATGCAAGATATAACACCTCTAAAACCTCTTAAAATTGCTTGTATAACCTCATCTTTTTTTTACATTTCCTCTAATACTTTCTTTTCTTGTGTGTAAATATTTTGAATTTGATTATCTGTTAATACATATCCTCCTTTTTCATAACCATTTGTAAATATTCTCAAATTACTTATTTTAGATTTAGTTCTAGCAACATTTTGTGTACAATTTATCATATTTAGATAACTCTCATAGCTATCTTTATGAGTTAATTCACTCACAAATTCTCCATTTATAAAGAGTTTTGAATTTAAACTAATACAATCATGAGCTAAAACATAATGAAACCATTTATCCACAGTATCAGCTCTATTAATTCCATTAGGATTATCCCAATTTACATCTCTAGCATAAAAAGCCAATGTAAAAGTGTCCGAATCTCTCCACCCTATATGTAAAGATTTTCCAGTAGTTGAGGCTATATCGTTACCTAAGTTATACATACTATCGACACTTTCATATGCTTTAACCCAATATGATATAACAAAACTTCTCTTATTTAAGTTCCAATTATAGTTAGTATAAGTTTTAACCTTAGCAAAATCAAAAGTACCACCTCCGATACCGTCTCCAACTAATTGAGAATGAGGAGAACCAATATCATCAACCTTAATATATTGTCCATTGTCTATAAAGAAATTATCTGGATTAGTTTTAACTAGTGGGCAATTTCCAACTAAAGGTGTGTATAAAATACACATTTCAAAATCTGTTATTCCTTCAGGATTAGGGTCTAAGCAATAATCGTTAGTGCGTTGTGGTTTATCCTCATCTTGCAAGGTTATAGTAACATTACCAGTATTAAGAGGTAAATCTATTGCTATAAAACCATTCTCACTATCTACAATACTTACATTTGTTTCATCACATGTAACACTACTTAATCTCTTATCAGGAGTTAAGTCCACCTTAACATGATAAAAATTATTCTCAATTAAGCTTAAAGAACTTTTACCATTTTCAACAGTTAAACCATTAAAATTAACAGTTATGACAGGTGCTGGGGAATAATTAGGATTTAAACCATAAATTGTACCAATCTCTTTAATATTTATATTGGCATATCCTAAGTTAGTATCAGTATCAACTGTTTTTATATCATGTGATTCATTTAATAAAACCGTTTTACTATTATATGTTTGTCCCGTAACTTTAAATTTAATTTGTTCACTGCTTTTAACCTCATCAAAATCCAGAATACCACTGAAATTAAAACTTTCAATTGCTTTAGAGTTATTATACATAACTGCGTCATATCCACTATTAAAAAATTTAACCCAAGTGTTGCCATTATCCACACTATAATATAAGTTAGTATAAGCTCCACCCCAAGCAGTTTCATTACTTCGATACGGTAGTCTAACATCAATTTCAATTTTTGTACTATTTAATTTAATATAATTATCTGTTTCAAAAAGTAATGTTTCATCAGCACCAGCAAAACTAACATTTTCTGTAAAAATGAAAGTAGTATTTAATAATTTTTCTTGGGGTAAATCTACAAAATCAATAGTTAAATCTTTACTATCTTCACTAAAAGTTCTATCGAGTTGAGTTTCAATAATCCCTTGATGAGCGTCAATAATTGTAAAATCATTGCTTGTTTGATTTATATCAAGCATTTTATTATCAGGCACATCAATCAATAATCTATAAGCTCCCACACCTGCATAAATGGTTTCACTTGATTTATTGTTAACAAGTGTTGAACCACCATTGATAGTTATTGTTACACTTTTAGCAACATCTAAGCTATCAGGAATAGTTAACACCTTTCCTATTGTATCCACTATTATACATAATTGGATAGCATAGTTTTTAGGTCTTGTTTCTGTATTACCAGCTGTACCAGTATTAAGAGTGCTAGGATGATAAGTTGCATAATCTCCATAACTAGAACCGTCTCCGAATCTATCATCACTAGAAGGTTTAGTATAAGAGTGTGTATGAGGTTTAATATCATCATCTTGAAACTCTCCCTCATTTCCAGCATTACCTCCAATATTTCTTAAGAAAGTTCCTTCAACATCATTAGGGATAACCCAATCATTCCCACTTATCCAACTTTGAGGAATTCTAACACTTGCAATGGGATATTTTGCTTTATAATCTGTGTAAGTTCCACCTTTAAGAGGAAAATATCCCAAACTTTCTAAATCTTCATCACTCATAGAACCACGATATTTAAATACCCAATCACCAATTAAAGAGTTTACATTGCCACTATCAACTAATCTATAATGATTAATTATAAGATATGTATTACCATTGCTAACAATACTAACATATTCTAAATTGTGATTGATTGTATATTCATCTTCATTATCGATTTTATCACTACTTGATAGAGTTACTATTTTACCTTCTGATAATTCAGATACTTTAAATCTATAAATAAAACCTTTAATATCACTAGCATTAGGTAAAGTTATAGTTAAATTATCACTAGCTTTAATCTCATAAATACTTATATCACTATCTTTATCTATTGTTAAATCTTTTGTAACTTCATCAATCTTATCACTACTTGCAAGGTATCTAATACTATCTTTTTCCCAATCGTTACCATTATAAACATATTTCTCTATTGCAATTAGTTTATCATCTTCACTAAGATAAACAATAGATGTATCATTTTGTAACAATTCATCATTATTAGTTTCTGTGCTTGTAGGTTTAATATCTTCATTGAAATTATCTCTAATGATAGAGTAATGCTTGTTATATGGGTTTACAGTAAATTGTTTATTCCAAGTATTAGTATATCTCCAAACCTCAATTTTTCTATTTTTAAGATAGATAATACTATAAGTGTTTTCAACAAGTGGAAAATTATTTAATTCCGTGCTTGTAGGTTCAATATTTTCATTATTATTATCTCTATAAATAGGAATGCAATTTGTATCAGGAGATGAGGTTTTTTTATACTCTCCATTTTTATAAATATATAAATAACCGTCATCTCCAATATAAATAGTTCCCTCTTTTTTAGTATCAGCACTTAGTTTATCTACCTCATCAAAATCTTTAACCTCTGTTTCCTCTACATAATCACCAGTAGGTATTAAATCTTCTAAAGATTTTTTAAGATTTTCCAACTCTAAAAAGTTACTAGGTTTATTAGCAATGTATCGTGGACTATTTGGATTTTGTTCTCTCCAATCTACACCATTTTTCCATTTAGAATTAGATTTTTTAAAATTAACCTTATTATCAATTTTAGGATTATCTCTATTTCCAATATCTAACTTTTTATTGTTAGATATTGAAGTTTTAAGAGTGTTACCTTTAGTAACTGTTACTGTTGGTTTTTTTTTTACAGTTGAGGTTTTAGGACTAACAGAACTTAGATTTGATGATAGCTTTTTATTAGTACTTTTTTTAATTTTAGCCATTTCTATAATCCTTTTAACGCTTCTTGAACACTATCATATTTCTTACCATTCTTAACAAAGTATCCACCAATAAATTTAATACCTTGCAATTTATCGCTTGGTTTAGATATTGTAGATTGTAGTTTTTTGTTAAGTTTGGTAATAATATCTTCTTGTTCTATTATTTTATTCTCTAAGTTTTTTATAATAGATATGTTAGCCTCATTTTCAGCTAACATATTTTCATATAATTCTTTATAACTAGCACGAGCCATAATAATAACTCTTAAACAGCAAATTTAAGGAAACATATCGGAGATTGTTTGACATCAATGATTCTATCATGATTTGTTGGGTCTTGAAGTTCTGCAATAGTTGCTCCAGTACTTTTAGCTTGAACAGCTCCAGTATAAGAAAAACCATTAACAGATAATAAATATCTTTTACGAGATATAACAACTTCATGACCTCCACCGTCTCCGATAAGTTCATTTCTCTCCAACATGAGAGGGTTAATAACCTTGTTAGACTCTTCAAAAACAAAACTTCCTTTATTAGCAAACATTACGGTAGCATTAGTACCGTCAAATGGCATAATATCGTCAACAATAATAACGCTAGACTCATCGTAAAGATGATACATAAGTTTGCCGTCTTCGCTTAAAACAGCTCTTGTTCTTCCAGCATCTTCTTTTTTTATAGCACCAAAAGCTTTTGAGTGCATAATCATAAAATCTAAGCCTCCAACACCTCTATCTCCTTTTAGAAGATGAGTGTCAACAATCATATCATAAGTAAAATTATTACCTGATTGGTCATTGAGTAAGTCTCCACCGTCATCAGCTTCATTATTTGCCAAAATTCCTATACCATATGCACTCATTCGATGTTTAATATCGTAAGCCCAATAAGTTCCAATGTAATCTCTAATGGCTAAAAAAGGGTCTGTTCCAGAATCTAACTCCCTTGCAATGTCGTAAGCACCCCAAACTTGGTTATAATTTCCAAGAAACGCCATTTGTTTTAACTTTTGCCACTTGTTAGGAGTTGCTAGGGTTGTACTATCATCGCTAATATTGGGTTCTATGTAATCGGAGATTTGAATAAATGGAATTTCCATTTTAACCCCACCTTCAGAAGAGTTTACCATATTAGCGATTCTCTTATCCCTTGTAAGTATCCCAGAATTGTAAAGATTTAGTAATTCTGGTGCTTCATTAATATCGTCAGTAGTCCAAAGTTCTCTTTGTAAAATATCAGCTAAGTTATAACTTGCCATAATGTTAACCTTTTAATTTTTTTAACTAATTATAACAAGTGTTAGAAAATAGGGGAATTTTAAAATTTTGATGAGGTAGATAGTTGAAGTAATGCAAGGATAAAACCTTGCAAGGAGTTTATATAACTCCTAATTCTTTAAGTTTTTTAAGATAAGCTTCTTTTGTTTTGTAGTCAATATTTTCTATGTGATATTTTTTATTACTTAATTTTGTACAATCATAACAATTATAACAATGATTACACTCTTCACAATTATTACATATACTACAATCATAACAATCATAACAACCTACACAATCATTACAATCTTTACAATGTTTGCAATTTTCACAATCGTCACAATCATAACAACCTACACAATCATAACAATCATTACAATTATAACAATCATTGCAATTATGACAATGATTACACTCTTCACAATTATTACATATACTACAACTATAACAATGATTACACTCTACACAATCATAACAATCTTCACAATCTTCACAATCTTTACAATGTTTGCAATTTTCACACACTTCACAATCATAACAATCTTCACAATCATAACACCCTACACAATCATAACAATCTTTACAATTTGCATTGCTCATTTTTAATCCTTTAATTTTTATTTATAATAACATAAATTATCTTAAAAATCATTTATAATATCAATTATTTGAATATAATTTTTACAGTATAATAAAAATAAAAAGGTTGTGAATGTTTAATAAGGTTAATATTAGTAAGGTTGTTAATAATATTATTGGATATTTTAAATTAGTTGGAGCTAAAAAAGATATTAAAGGAACTTTTATATCTCCTTATGGATTATATAGTAAGCCTAAAAATCAATTTGGAATTTCTTTTGAAAATAACCAATATGTAATGTCCTTGCATGATTTTAAAAAACTTCCTATCGACTTAAAAGATAACGATATTATATTAACTAATGGAGATAATTATATTTACTTCAACATTAAAGATGATGAGATAACAATAAACACTAAAAGTAAAGTTATTGTTCAAACAGATGAGGTTAATATTAATGGAGATAGTAAAGTTAACATTGATACAAAAGATTTTAGTGTTAATGCAAGTAGTATAACTTTAAAAAGTTCTAATCATAAAATAGATACAACATCTTTAACAAGCACTGCAAGTAGTACAAGTTTAAGTGGAATTATAACTAATGACGGTATAAAAATTGATAAAACTCATATACACGCAGGGGTTAAAACAGGAGGTAGTACAACTACCCCACCTATTTAAATTATAGGTTTAGGGAGTGTAAAACTTCCTGCCGTTTCTCTACCTCCACCACCAAAACAGGTAACAAAAGCTATTAAATCAAAATTTTTAATAGCTTTAAATTTTCTCACACTATGTACATATTTTCCATTTGAAATAGGAAAATAAACTATGCAAAAACTTGCATGGGTTAAGTTTAAAGCATAGTGAGCTATTATATCAGTATCAAAGCGTTTATCTTTAGGTAATATAACACAATCAACTTCTTTAATATTTTCTAGTTTATAGTTATTTTTAACATATAATTCTACATCTTTTAAAATATTATCTGCTCTTTTATAATAGATGTTAGGTACTTTATAATTATTTAAAAGATACTCTAAATCCTCTAACTTATCAGGTCTATTTTTCATGAATGTATGATTCAAAAACAATTGATGAGGTAATAATTTTTTAGGATTTTCAATAAAATACAAATCTATTTCTTTTAAGATTTGTATTAAATCAGGAAAATTTTTAGATTCTCTATGAAAAAACATTTTAAACAATAAAGATACTGTACTTTCATTAGTATCTACAAAAATATTAGCATTTTCTCTTTTATTTAACTTTAAACTCCCTTGATGGTGGTCATATAAAAATACATCACTTGCAAGGGATGAACATTTATCTAAAAATTTTTGATTTATAGCAAAATCTAATATAACAACTTTACTTTTTTTATCTATCAATTTTTCTAAGTTATTATATGTTTTTTCTAATAAATCACCATATTCAATTCCATGTGATTCAAACTTAATATTTTTAGACAAACCAATATATTTAAATAATATATTGCTAACTTGACCGTCTAAATCTGAAACATGATGAAAAATTATAATTTTATTTTTCATTTTCAAACCTTTTAATTTAAGATATATTATTATAAAATAAATAATATTAAACATTTCTTATATTATCTAAAAAACTTTTTTACAACCTCATCTATTGTTTTAATTAAATCTTGTTTATTATATGCTATTTCTAATCCATTACGAGGTAACATTTTTGAAGTTCCTAATTCTAAATATTTTAGATAAGGTACATTAGAACCTATTAAAACCATATCTTTATGAACCTCAACATTTATCTTACTATGAAGGTTTCCACTTTGAGAACGAGGACTTTCAAAAGCTTTAGAACTTCTAAAAGGTAAATTTGGATATTTTATACCATGTTTAGTATATTCTCCACTGTTTTCATATTCCAACCTTATATTATTTCCAATTTTCCATTTTATATGTTCCAGCATTGCTTTTATTTCTTGTTCGCTTGGAATATTAGATAACATCTTCTTTTTCCTCTCTCATCTCTCTTAGAAATAATTTTAAAAATGTGTTACTTTCATTAATATTTTCTATAAATAAGATTTTAAAATATTTATTATTTGTAAAACATAGTTGATTAATAATTATATTATCTTTGTAATCTATTAAAATGGTGTGAGAAACTTGCATATCTTTATTTTCAGTTTGGAGATTTAAATTATCTATATATTTAATAGGATTTACAGTTTTTAAAATATAATCTGTTATTTCATACAACTTAGTCAAATCTTTATTTAATTTGCATTCATTAAAAGAGTAATTTTGATTAAAAATGATTAGAGGTGGGTTAGGTATTGTAACAAGTCTAACAAGCTTTAATTCGTTATGATGATAACTTCCTTTTTCATCATAGAATTTATTGAACTTTAAAATCTTATAAATATTTCCTTTTATTTCAAAACTTGCATTATAAGGAATATTAAAAGGTTTTGTAATTATGTAAGCATATTCATAATCTTCATTTAGTTCAATTTCATCAACAAAAGCTTTTATAGATTCATTGTTCATTTTAATATCACTTTGATATTTTGATAGTAAGTAAGAATTTAGATTTTTTAGCATAGATTAATCCTTTTTGATTTTATTATATCTAAATTTTTTGAGGTCTAAAAAGTGTAGTTCTAGCATTGTTTTATCTCCAGTTTAAGGAAAATGAA